GTGTTGTTTGTTATATTTACGGTTGTTGTGAATTGTTCTTCAATAGGTGAACCTCCGAGATGTAAATAATTTGTTTGCGGAAATAATGGAATAGTTCCTGAAACTGTAACTATAATATTTGATCCACTTAAAACTTTTGTTGTTGTGTGTACTTCATCTGAAAACTCCCCTTTTGATAATTTACAAACCGCTGTTAATTGATCTAAACTTGTAAATTCATAATTACCATAAATAGAAAAAGGTTTTACAATAAATTCAAAAGAAAAAGCATCCCCGACTTGCGATGCTGTGTATTGCATCTGATGTTTTACTGGATAAACTTGAACTAATCTTGTATTTGATGTCAATGCTAATAAAGTAAATGTTCCCCCTATTGCGCCAGGTACAGGTGTTGGAGGCGTTCCAATTGTCAAAGTTTTTGTGTCAGTATCTGATCCTAAAGCATTAATCCCAGTAAAGGAAATAGTTTGATTATTATAAGACAAAAGTGGCGTAAAACTAATTTTTGGAATTATCCGATTATCTGTTTGTGTTGATCCATCTGGCAAAGTCCAAGTGCCACTAACCAAATCACTTCCCAAATTACTTACATAAAAATGAAATAGTCCATCGGTGTTTGCAGTTGTAATTCCATTAATTAATAAATCAGGTGGTGTAATAGCTAAAACAATGTCTTGCTCCTCACCGAACGTAATACTCGCATTGTTATCAATTAAAGTATCTGCCCCAGAAGGGCAAACAGTTTGCTGATCGATTCTATTGTCTATAAGATTTGAATTGCTTATAATATACCAACAGCCATAAGATTGAAAAATCCTTGAATTTGTTAATCTCAATATAAATTCCAAAACCTCTTTACAATTTCTAAAATCTAAATTCTCATTGTAAAGGGGAATGTCATTTATTGTGATATCATGGAAAATAGTAGATTGTTCAGAAAAATCAAATTTATCACTAATAGTGTCAGTTGATGAATCAAATTTTCTTATGTCATTAGCAATTTTTAAATCAAATCTATGACCCGTTTTTTTTAGTATTTCTAAAAGATAATAAAAAAGTGTTTTTGTTGGATCGAGAAATTCAGTTGCAGTTTCAAAAAAATTGTTTTTAAATGGCGATGGGGCATCAAAACCTTCAAGAGTGCCAAGACCATCAATCGCCTCTAAAGTTACTTCATAAGGGGTTGTAGTCATCGCCTCTTGCCAACGATCCACAACAATAAAGCCCGACCAATACGATTCCCAAAATACAGCAGTACCAAAATCACCATTATACAATGACTGAATTTTATCCCAATGAAATTCTGTATCTTCATAATTTTCACCGAAAGAATTGTAGTAGTAAACATCAACTCGATATTCCCTTTCATCAGTTTTGTAAAAATCATCAAATTCAGAAAAATCGGTAATTAATAAATTTAGTTTACATCTTGAACCTCTAATGGGTGAATAAATATCATCATCAGAATCCCAAGTTATTTCAATGGGATTTCCTGTTCCAACAAGATTGAAAACCTCCCCATCATAATTTTTTTTAGATATTTGAACAAGTACTGGTCTGTTATTTTGATCCGAGAAATATAGTTCAAATTTAGGATTCCATTTGTTTATTAAATCTGGCATTATAAAATTCTGTTTCTTTGTTTATTTGCTCTTTGCAAAGCCACAACCAAGTCCTGACCATGCAATCTAAATTCACCAGTTACATTTACATTACTCCCGCCCTGATTTCCAATCATTCCTTTTAATTTATCTAAAGGTGCGACTACTTCTGGATTTGATCTTGCCCCTGAATATTCACCCATAAGTCCAAGTGTTGGCCCAGATATTATTCCACCATTAGCAAATGCTCTTGGCCCATTTTTTTGCATTTTTGCAGCAATACCCTTAATGACAGCACCAGCGGCAATTGCAGCCAAACCAGTAGCAACACCAACTATTGGAATTGCGAATGTCTTTGCAAGATTAGAAGCTAAAACAGCAGCAGTTCCCATTTGTATTAATAAATCACCAATGGTTTTTAAAATCACTTGTGCTAATGCTCCAAACACATTTTGACCCTCAATTAAAGCTGTCCCGAAAGCCTCTGCCCCTGCAATCGCTATCTTGGAAAAATCTATGACTATCAAGTTTGATACATTATTTGATAAATTTTGCAGTCTTTTAAAATGTTCCTGCAATTTATTGATTCCACCGCTGACAATCTTAACCTCTGAATTTACTTTTTCTCCATCAATTAATCCTTTAGCAGATATTTCGTTGACTGATTGTACTTGTTCCCTGACATTACTTATTGCTTTTTGAAATTGTATTGTTTGAGCGGTTTGTCTTTTAGTTTGTACAATATTACTTTTTTTTGTTTCAACTAATTTAATCTCTTCATTGTTCAAACTTTTAATTGACTTTGCCTGCTCATCAAACTTTTTATTTATAGAAGATATGTCAGCACTAAAACCCTTTGATAAAACTTCCCTTAAAATTGTGCCATATCTATTAACCTCATTGCCAAGTAAATTAAATTTTTCCGCAGCCTTACCTAAAAGAACAGTTAATTTTGATTGTAAAAAATTCCTTAAATTTTCACCAGCTTCGACAATATCATCAAAAAATATGACAAGTGCTGAAACCGCTGCTATTGTGATTGCTACTGGAGCAGATATTGCTCCAATCGCTGTGGCAATACTACCCAATACAATAAGCAAGGGAGGTAAAATTGCTGCTAAAGCACCGAAACGCAAAATTCCTTCTTTTAATTTAGGTGAAAGACCAGCAAATTTTTGGATTAATTTTGTTAGTGATGCAAGTGTATTTTTAAGAATAGGTAAAAGTATTTTTCCAAATTCAGCAAGCGCAATATTTAGGTTATCTTTTAAAGTAGAAAATTGACCAGCGAAAGTCCTTGAAAGTTTCTGCATACCATTTTCAAACCTACCACCAGCACTTGTTGCCTTTATGAACGCTTGATTAAGTAACTCGAAGGATATATTACCTTCGCTTGCCATATCCCTTAATGCACCAGCATTTTTTCCAGTTACATCCCCTAAAAGTTGAAAAATAGGTATTCCATTATTTATAAACTGGTTCAAATCCTGTGTCATTACCCTACCAGCTGCGGAAGATTGACCAAATGCAACAGCAACTCTCGAAAGATCAGCACCAGCAACAGCAGAAACATCACCAAGTAATTTTAATGAGTTAAATGCTTGATCGGAGGTCATTCCAAAACCAATTAATTGATTGTTCACGTTTGCCAAATCCTTTAATTGAAAAGGAGTTTGGGCTGAAAATTTAACAAGCCTTTCAAAAGCAATTGCACCAGCTTCGGCAGAACCAGTTAAAACACCAAGCGATGTTTGTAACCTTTCAAAATCACTTGCAGATTTCACAGCTGCTGTTCCAGCTAAAACAATTGGAAGCGATAATTTTGTAGATAAGTTTTTTCCTATTCCAGTTAATTTATTCCCAAAATTTTTAAGATTTGAAGATGCTGTATTTAATCCAGCGTTTAATTCTTCTACATCCGCTGAAACTAATATCCTTAAATGTTCCTGATTTACCATAATACAAAAATACAAAAAAAAAGAGGGTTAAATTTTAACCCCCATTTCCTTTACTTTCTCTAAAAACTTTTTAAATTGCTCTGGTGTAGATTGTGGTTGACTTGGTTTTAAATATTTGTCCTGTGGCAAAGGAAAAAGTTTTTCAGGCTTAATCATTTGGCTTTTTTTCTGACAATTGACATTGTGTATCATTGTTGACAAATATCTGGTCTGCTCCCATTGTAAATTTAATTTAATTGTATGAGATTCGCCAAGCCTTTGATTTTCTGCCCAAGTATATTTCCAAAAATTATCAGGATTTATGCCGACCTGCCCAATATAATAATCAAGTAATTTATCCCAGTTTAGGGGGTCGGCTCGCTCTTTCCCTCTTCTTCCGTTTTTCGTTCAATGCCCATATTAAGATCAGTTCCTAATATCTTTGATTCGGTCATTGCATTTACTATTTTAACAAGTTCATCTTGATTAACATCTTCAAGCCAAAATCCTACCTTGTATTCATTATAGTCTATTTCGTTTCCCTCCTCTTGGTCATACGCCAAAAGACCTGAATAAATTAAAGCCCTGATTGCTGTGATTGATATTCCATTTTCAAAAACTTTCCCTAACCCGTCAAGCGAAATGCCCAACAGGTCAGTAAAGTTTGCCCAAAAATTCATTGAAAAATGTAACGTACGAATTTTCCCACCTATTTTTAAGGAATAGTAACCCCTTTTTTTGTTTGCCATTATGTCAATCTTTTAATTCTATGAATTAGTTGATTTTACTATTGATCCAGTAGTGGTTATTGATCCACTATAAGAAACGGGTGATTCCATTTCCGCACTCATTTCAACGCTGGATAGAAAACCCTCAACGGTATAAACAGAATCACCAGTTACAGCAGTTCCGAAAACTGCGGTTACTTGCGTTCCAGCCAAAAGATAATCAGCCATTTCAATAGCATTTGCGCTGTCATCATAAGCGACAAGACCATCGAAAGAAATTTCACCAGATTTTACACCTGCGATAACTTCTTGAAATCCATTGCTGTCCTTTGTAGTTGCCTCTGGCAAATCAGCGTTAAAACTCATTGTGCAACTTGTAGTATGACCAAGTGCTGTATCTTCTATTTTAAGAATTAAATTTGTTCCTGAAAAAACTCCTGTTGTAGCCATTTATTTAAATTTTATACAAATATAGTGATTTTTTGATTTATTCATTTTCGGCTTGATCTTGCTCAATTGAGTTTTTTAAAGCTTTAATAAAAGCATCTTTTCCGAAAACTAACTGCTGCAAGTTAAACTCGCTTGATTGGATTTTGCGTTGTAAATCGGCAATATGATTTACAATAGTTTGTTGCTCGCTTGTTAAATCTTCAAAGTTGTGTTCTACGTCATCAATAACAATGGTGTTCTTTTCTTTTTTTTCAGCCATTTTATTAAAATTTAAAGGTTAATAATTATTCTGCGCCAATCGTTTTAGTAACCACAGTCGGGTTTACCTTTTCTGCTATCTGCGCATCGATAGCGTCTTTTTTAGCTTGTATTTCATCTTCACCCATTGCTGCTTCTACCCAGCCATTGATTTGCTCTTCGGTAATATCTGCAAAGGCAGTAAAGTCTGAAAGGTCGGAAGTGTCTAAAGCAATAGTTCCGTAGGTGCTTCCTACATTACCATCTGTGTCCTCTCCTGTTAATCTCCAATGTACGTTGAAGATTACATCAGCGTTGCCATCTAAATTTGGGTAGGTGTCTACCGTTTTGTTGTTCCAAGTGTAAGTCATTTTTATATATTTATTGGTTTTCTAAAGTTTCTATTCTTGCTTTAAGGTCATTAATTATCTCTTGTTGCTCTTGCATTGCTTTGATAAGCATAGGCACAAATACTGAATACTTAACTGATTTTGTAGTAGTTCCTAAATCTACCTTTTCAGTAGTTACATTTCCCTCTTTATCAGTTACTTCTTGCTCTTCAAAGTCTGGCGATTCGCTAACCATTGCAGGAAACACCTCCTCTAATTCTTGTGCTACAACACCTAATTGCTTTGTTTCTTCGCCTATTAGATTATAGTTGCGAATCCTAACCTGCATTAAGTCATCTAACTTTGGAGAAGCATCAACAATGTTTTCTTTTAGTTTTATATCAGAATATGACCCATAGCTTCCATTTCTATTTATCATATCTCCGTTAGAGAAGATCTTAAATCTTGAATAAGAAGCGTCATAACCTACAATAAAATAACTTGTAGTGTCGTTTGGCGTTGCACCTGTAAATCCAATATCAATTCCATAGGGACTTGTAGATGAAGAATGCGTAAAAAGACATACATCGCTACTTGAAGTATTTGTTCTTATTTCGTGATAAGTCCCTGACGCATTATTATAACTTCCAGTATTACTCGCTTTTAAATACCCCCCACTCGTTATGCGCATTCGTTC